CAAAAATCACATTATTAGCTTGCGAAACAAAATAGCAAAATTTCAGTTTGAAATTGATGAGCTTTTGCCATCACTTAATTGGCATGAAAACGCTCTGATCGAGACAACAAAAAAACAAGCTGATGAATCGTTAAACGAAGACCAAGCTTCTACAAAAGAATCATGAGCTGGTGGTCAAAACTTGTTGATGCTGTGACCGGGACAGAGCGCAAAACGGTAAGAGCCAGAAATGACAAAGGTCAGTACGTCGGTGACGACGAATCTACTCCTGATGTTGATGAAGCTTACAAAACGGTAAGAGTTAAAAAGAAAAAGAAAAAGAGCAAGTGATGGAAGAAGGCGTGGAAGCTTTGGCTGAGATCAAAGCACATCAAAGAGAGTGCGCCGTTCGTTACGAATACATTCAGCGCCGTTTAGATGACGGCAGTGACAAATTCAAAAGATTAGAAATGCTACTGTGGGGCGTATACCCATTTATTGTAGCAACGGTTATTGGAGTAGCAGTCTTGCTATGAGCGAAGAAGTAACCAAAAAAAAGATTGAGCTTGAAGTAGAAGTCGGCACCACCACAGTGGAGCGTGGCGTGAATCCTTATCAAAAGTGGATACACCTAGCTAGAGCCGTAGATGCTTGGAGGATTTTCCCACGGTTGTTTTTGACCGTATACATATTTCTTTTGTACTACTCGACCATGTGGTTCATGAGTTTGCCGGATCCGTCACTTGAACAGTCTGGTCTTATCTCGATTATTGTAGTCGCAGGCGCAGCATGGTTTGGCCTATACGCAGGAACATCAAACAGCTCTAAAGGCTTCAAAGGCGAAGAATAAATGATTACTACATATGTTGGTTACAAGTTAGCTATAAGCCCGTATGGGATACAGTTTTCTGATGACGTAGATAAACTGACAATGGCTAAATTAGCTATGCATGACTTTGAGCAAGGCGACAAGTTTGTTCTGTACGAAGATACAGAAGGTAAGGTGTGCTTGAAAAAAGACCGGGATCATGCAGGATCCAATTAGCCTTATTGCAGAGCTTGGATTGCCAATAGCAAGCGGCCTGATCATGGGCTACTTTATTTTTCTTGTTATGCGCCAGCTGATGAATGGTTTGGTTGACGAAATTAAAACCGTACAGGGCATATCAAAGATGCTGATCACTAGAGCATCGATTATGAACAATGACATGATACGCATCGACACTAGCGTATCTAGCGCGTTAAATATCCCACCCGACTTACAGCGCATTGCACGCGCAGAAAATTTTGTAGAAGACGGAAAGATAGACGCTAGGAGAGACTAGTGGACGTCGTCCAGTTAGTCGCAGACTTCGGGTTCCCGGTAGTCATGGTCATAGGTCTAGGCTATTTTGTTTACTTTGTTTGGCAGACAATCACCAATGTAATTGACCCTGCGGTCCAAGATATGAAGGCTACAATTATACGCCTAACTGACCAGCTCAGACTTTTGGACCAAGATATGATAAGATTGCAGGAAAAGGTGAATACAGTTATTGAGCTTAGAGATGCCAACACTGCACCCAAAGAAGATGAAAAGAGAGAAGACGGAAGCGGACAGGAAATTTGAAAATTGGTTTGTTATAACCGGCATAGCCACTATTTTATTGTCTGTTTTGTTTGCCTCATTTGCTCAAGCTGATGAGATGGTCCACAAATTTAAGTCACCAAGTTTTTCTGGTGTTGGAACATCTGCACACTATCTAACTATTGAAAACCAAGAGTTTAATCGTAAGGAAGCGATTAAGGCCGAAATAAAAGCGTATAATGAAAAATTAGCGCGAGATGCTGAGAACACTACGCTTGCTCGTTTTATTAGAAATCTTGAATCGAGAGTCTATGCGCAGCTGTCACGCCAGCTTGTTGACAAGCTGTTTGGTGAGAATCCTAGCACTAGCGGAATAATTGAATTGATGGGAAACACAATAGAATATGTAGTAGATGAAACTTCTGGACTTATCACACTCAAGATCACCGACTCTGACGGTAATACCACAGAGATTACGGTCCCTATCGGTAGCTTTACTTTCTAGCTATCTCCTATCTTCTTGTACGATCCTGATTCCGGATCCAATCGAAAACACAATACCGCCCGTACAAAAAATTGAACAGGCCGAAATCAGAGGCTTGGTCAACGAAGACTTGTTAAATGTGGATCCACCCATACGCACGCCGGTCATAGCTGTCTATAGAGATTCTTTTACTGACCAAACAGGTGCGCGTAGAAGCAACAGTCAATTTGCTACTTTTAGCACAGCCATAACTCAAGCGCCTCATGCTTACTTGATACGCGCATTACAACATGCAGGCAAAAACAAAGACGGTTTCTTTTCAGTGGTAGAGCGCGTCGGACTTGATCACGTCACAAAAGAACGCCAGCTCATTAGATCTACCCGTGAAAGTTTTGATGAAAAACAAAAACTGCCGCCCTTAGTCTTCGCTGGACTTATTATGGAAGGTGGTGTAATAGGTTACGAGTCAAATACCACCAGCGGAGGTGCTGGTGCGCGTTATTTAGGCATAGGTACGAGCAAGGCTTACAGGAGGGACACTGTACAGGTTTCGCTAAGAACAGTTTCAGTAACAACCGGGAAGGTGTTAATGGAGGTTCTGGTATCCAAAACAATATTGAGCGCATCGCTTGATAATGACGTTTTTCGATTCGTAGCCGATTCTACTGAGCTTGTAGAAGTAGAGGGCGGTGTAGTGCGCAACGAATCTGTAAACATAGCTTTACAAGCTTGCATAGAAGCAGCCGTTTTGCAAACTATTGAAGAAGGTGTATCATATGGGTATTGGACGGTTAGGAGATGAAACGCTACACAGCAATATTTTTACTTGCGACGGTATCAGCATGGGCGGCTGATAACGAAGTGTACGTGGACCAAGCTGGTAATACAGCTAACATCGACATCGAACAATTAGGCGAATCCAACATCATTGGTGGCCTTAACTCAGTAGCCGGTACCCTGACAGCTTTTGATCTCGACGGGACTGGACTCACCCTCGATATAAATCAAATCGGTAATACCAACAAATTTTTAGGTGATATAACCGGAGACTCAATAACTGGTTTTTTTGAGTTTGACGGCGACACAAACAGTTTTACCATTCAAGGTGATCCCACAAATACGTTTGGCATCGACAGCTCGAATTACAACGTAGACGTTACCGGATCGACCAATACTTTCACGCTAAATCACGGAACAGCCGCTTTAGCTTCACAGCTCGATCTTGACTGGATCATCCAAGGCGACGGAAACACAATTAGCTATGCGTTAGACATAGACGGCGCCACCTCGTATCTTGACATAGATGGAGATAGCAATAATTTGACATACGACGGTGACGGCGCAGCAGGAGGGTATTTTTATTTGGATCAAACCGGCAACAGCAGAACTTTCAACATACAACAACAGTCAACCATCAATAATGATTGGCTTAAGATCATTACTAATTCTACTGGTGGCACTTTGTGCGTCATTCAAAATGACGGCGGCACAAGCACTTCCTGTTGATATTGGAAAAGTTTCAGAACTAAACGGCAACGCGCAAATCATACGGGATGACGCCTATGGCGTTACGATGGCTTTCCCGGTCCAACAAATGGATGACGTGCGCACCGCAGCCGGTAGAGTCGGTATCACGTTTGTAGATGACTCAGTCGTTAGGCTAACAGAACACAGCAAGCTGGTTATTACCGAATACATCTTTAATCCTGACCCAGATAAATCGAAACTTAGCCTGCGCTTTGCTTCTGGCACCGCGCGTTTTATCACTTCAAAGATGGGCCTTATAAATAAAGAGCGCATCAACATCACCACCCCGACAGCCCAAATCGCAATAAGAGGCACGGATTTCACCTGTACTGTAGATGAGCTAGGGCGCAGTTTGATTATTCTATTGCCTGATGCAAACGGCGATGCTTCTGGAGAAATTATGGTTGCTACCGGGGCTGGTACCGTAACGCTTAACAAACCATATCAAGCGACCACCGCATCGGTTTATGAGAGCGTGCCTACGCGACCAGTGCAGCTCGATATTACTTTAGATTTAATCGACAACATGTTGATTGTCTCACCACCCAAAGAAGAAGAGGTGGCGGCTGAAGAAGCAGTGGCTAAAGCAAACAACGTCTTGGACTTTGATGCATTAGAGTTTGACGATCTAGATGTAGACTATCTTGATGCAGAAGCAGAGCTTGCTTTTGAGGAGCTTGATATCAACTTCTTAGATGTCAACTTTCTAGAAGACCTGCTAGACATAGTCGAAGACTTAGATGCTTTGAGCGATGATGAAATCGATCAAGTAGAAACCAGCATCGCAATCAGTGGCACATCTGTCGGGCAAGATCCTACAACTCAAATCACCACCATCATACAAGGTCAACAAATAAGCCTACGGCGTAATGTCAGTGAAAACGTCAGAGTAGATATAGACGGATCCGGTTCCTACACGGTCATATTCATACAAGACGGCGTGAGCAAAACAATCACAATCAACGGTGGCGGTAGCTCTGTGATCAAGATCAAGCAAGGATGAAGATATCACTCAAAACTATAGCGGTGGTGTTTGTGTTATCACTACCATTTATAATGCAGTGGTCTGCTCTAGAAATTATCAAACTCAAAACATTTGATGCGTTGGTTCCTGAAAAGCCACAATCGAATTACTTTACCGTTCTCAACATCACTGAAGAAGACATTGAGCGTGAGGGTGGCTGGCCGCTACCCAGAGCTAGGCTTGCAGAAATACAAAACGAATTGATGGCCCGTGGCGCTTTTGGTGTTGGCTGGACTGTTGCGTTTCCACAACCAGACCGGATGGGTGGTGACAAAAGTTTTGCAGAATCTTTGCAAGGTCGTAACAGCATTCTTGCCATGTACGAGAATCCCGGCAGCGGTTATCCGGCCACCGTAGGCACAGTCATTATGGGCGATCCTGTTGGTGGTTACCCTGCTTCTGGCGTTGTGCAAAATATAGAGATCCTAAGAAACGCTGCCTCGCAAGGTATTGCTTCTGCCCCGGTAGACGTAGATCAGCTGGTAAGGCGCATGCCTTTGCTCATGAAAACGCCTGATGGATGGGTATCAGCTTTCGGCACAGAGGTTTTAAAAGCATTGGTAGGTTCGGACACCTACATCATAAAAACCAATCAAAACGGCATACAGGAGGTTGTAGTGCAGGGTCTTCCGCCTGTGCCTACAGACTCACTAGGGCGCAAGTGGATCAGCTGGGTCAAAACCGACCAAACTGATTTGTCAGAAATGAATGTAAAAGAGCGGTTTGTATTCATCGGCACAGATGCTATGGGCATCATGCCGCAACTAGCCACCCCGGTTGGCCTGCTTGAACCACACAAAATACAAGCGGCTCTGGCTGAATCGATCTTGATACAAGATAGCCCCCGCATACCTGACTGGTCCTACGCTGCGGAACTCGGCATTTTTGCTCTTTCTGTGGCCCTTGTGTGGCTGCTAGTGACACAGCTTGGTGTTACGTGGGGTGTAACGTCATTTTTGGCCGTATTTAGCGCTACAGCCTACTCTGGTGTTCATCTTATACAGTCTGGGGTGCTTCTAGATGTAACTTGGAGCCTGATTTCGCAGTTTTTTGCGGCTTCAGGGGCGTTTTATTTGAATTTTCGCACCCAATACCGCCTAAGACAGCAAATTAAGAAGCAATTTGAGCATTATTTGGACCCTAGACAGGTAAAACAGCTTCAGAAAGACCCAGATTTGTTGAAATTAGGCGGTGAAACGCGATATTGCACGTTTTTGTTTACCGATTTACGTGGTTTTACATCGTTAAGTGAAAAATTGTCACCACAAGAGGTTACTGAGGTAATGAATGCCACTTTGACGGTTCAAGTAGAAGAAATACAACGTGCGGGGGGCTGCATTGACAAGTTTATAGGCGATGCGTGTATGGCCATCTTCTCAGCGCCGTTGGATCTTCCAGAACAAGAGAACAGAGCCGTAGCAGCTGCGATACGAATACAGGAAAGAGTCAAAGAGTTAAATGAAAAGCTCCCGGTAGACGTAGCAATCGGTGTAGGCGTAAACAGTGGTGATGCGGTGGTGGGCAACATGGGATCAAACACAAGATTTGATTATACGGCCATCGGTGATGCCGTAAACGTAGCTGCCAGATTGGAGAGCGCAACGAAGGAAGCAGGCGTTGATATTTTAATTGGATACAATACTGCACAAAAGTGCAAATATTTGTTAAAATCACTGGAACCGATTAACGTGAAAGGCAAAAGTGAGGCATTAAGGGTATACACATGGGATTCAAAATTGCAGCAGTCTCTACCGGATTACTCCTGATAGTAACAGCCGGTCTGTGGTTTTTCGTTCAGATGCAGGCGAAAGAGATTGCCACGCTCAAAGCAAACGCGATTATTCTCGAAGACAAGATAGAAGAGCAAAACGCCAGCATAGATAACTACCTAGCCAAACAAAAAGAAACCACAGAACAAATCAATCAGCTCAACGCGCAGAATCAAGAAGCAATGCGCGAAGTCAATCAATTAAGAAACACCTTTCAGCGTCATAGCCTCAACAATTTGGCCATGGCAAAGCCGGGGTTGATAGAAAATATAATCAACAAAGGCACGGCGAAAGTAAAAAAAGAGTTTTTAGAATTAACAGATCCAAACATGTTTGAGAGTACAGATGAGGCACCTGCTAGTAATTAGTTTAGTTTTTGTTGTTAGTGGTTGTTCTTTGTTTCAACCGCGAACCGCGCCTGTTGAAGTCAAAACGATCACCTTGCCTGCACCTATGTACCATCCTCCCATGCCTTTGGAAGTAAACCTGCAAGACATTAAGTGGCGCGTGCTTACACCAGAAGTGATGGAAGAATATCTCCAGCTGGTTAAAGAAGGCAAGGCACCAGCTGAACCTTACTATGCTTTATCGACTCAAGGCTATGAAAGCCTTAGCATGAACATGGCAGAGCTTAAACGATACGTTACCAATGTGCTGGCGATAATAGAGTATTATAGGGAGCAAGATAAAGAATTAGAAACAGAGGAGAAGCCAGATGAGTGATGCCCCAGAAGCATACGTTTATGAGGCCGAGCTTGAAAGGGTAATCGACGGTGACACGATTGATATAACGCTCCGGCTTGGATTCGATGTAAATTTAACCAAACAGCGTGTTCGTCTTCACGGAATTGACACGCCAGAATCTAGAACAAGAAATCTTGCAGAAAAGGCTTTAGGCCTGAAGGCAAAAGAAAGACTAAAGGAGTTATGCGTTGGACGATTCAAGATCAAGTCGCTTGGCAAAGGCAAGTACGGCAGGATCCTTGGCATACCGTATGATCAAAACGGTTCTGACATTTGCAAAACACTTATTAACGAAGGACATGCCGTTGAATATTTTGGCGGTAAGAAACTTGCCAGAGTCAGAGACGACGGCACATGGGGAGAATAATATGAATGATATGAGAGTGATTAGTGAAGAGGGTAAGGCCCTTATTAAAAAGTTTGAAGGCTGTCCGCAAAAGGATGGCGTGTGCCACGCTTACAAGGACGCAGTCGGAATCTGGACTTGCGGCTACGGTTTTATCAAAGACGTTGATGAACACACCACCATGACTGTGGAGGAGGCAGAAGCTCGTTTAGACCATGAGCTTCAAGAGTACGAAGGTTACGTTAACAGCTTGATTGAAGTGCCGCTAGAGCAGCATCAATTCGACAGTTTAGTTTCATTCACGTACAACTTAGGCAGCGGTTCGCTTTCTAGTTCAACTTTGAGGAAGGTCCTGAACGAAGGAAAATACACCGAAGTACCAGCACAAATACGCCGATGGAACAAAGGCACTGTCAATGGCGAGAAGGTCGTTCTACCGGGACTGGAGAGGCGTAGAGAAGCTGAAGCGCTTATGTGGCAGGAAAAGGATTGGTATGAAGTCTGATGGGAGATCTTTCTCTTAAAGACTTTGACATCCTGTCGCAACAGGATCAAGCGGAGGCTCTTGCTCTGCTCAATCGGTTTGAGCAACTTAAAAAGCAAGAAGCTTGTCAGAAAGATTTTATAAGTTACTTGAAGCACTTGTGGCCAGACTTTATAGAAGGTCGCCACCACAAGATAATCGGTGAAAAATTCAACCGTATCGCGCAAGGCAAACTTAAAAGACTTATAGTCTGCTTACCCCCTAGGCACTCTAAGTCTGAGTTTGCGAGTACCTACTTTCCGAGCTGGATGATGGGCTTGCGCGGTAATCTCAAGATCATACAAACGACTCACACAGCAGAGCTTGCGGTTCGATTCGGACGTAAAGTCAGAAACATAATCGATAGCCAAGAATACAGCACAATATTTCCAGATCTAAAACTACAGGCAGATAACAAGTCGGCTGGTAGATGGACCAGTAACCAAGAGGGTGAATTCTTCGCAGCTGGTGT